GTTCTTAACACAGATCCTTACAAGATTCAAGAGGCAGGTCACTACCTCGCCGCACATTGGGACATTCATCCATCTCTTGCTGCGGTGACTGGTGTAGGAGCTGTTATAGCACCTCCAGTAAATGGAAGCGAAAGATCAGCATTCCTTCTTACGTCTTCTCTCGGCCGTGATGTTGGTTCTTCAACTGTTCCAAACTTTGAAGGATTCCGTGACAGATTCTCAAATGCAAAATCTCCTTGGATTGTTTCACAGAAGTTCGGTGGATCACCAGTAAATCTTTTCAAATTGCATGCCTTGGATTCAGGTGCCGGAATTTCAAATAAATTTAAGGTGTCAATCTACAACATCGTTCCTTCAAACGATCCAATAAACAGGTATGGTTCATTCAGCCTCGCACTTCGTAGCTTGACTGATACAGATATCGATCCAAAGATTCTTGAACGTTGGGAAGGTATCAACCTTGATCCATCTTCAGATCGTTATATCGCGAAGGTTCTTGGAGACGTCAACGCATATTATGATTTTGATCGCGACGATGCGGCCCAAAAATTAGTGATTGAAGGAAACTATACATTACGTTCTCGTTATGTTCGTGTAGAGGTTTCTGATGACGTTGCAGATATGTCTATTGATCCTACTGCATTGCCATTAGGCTTCAGAGGTATAGCACATCTTGTAACTTCAGGCTCTGCTCCTTTAGCATCCCTCGGAGGTGTTGATTCTGGTTCACTTTCTTCAGGAACTGAACTAAGAAATGCAGTTGAACCTCCTCTTCCATTCAGAAATCATCTTAACGATGGATCTGGACTACAAACCCAAGTAAACTCAAAATATTATTGGGGTGCAAAGTTTGAACACATAACTAGCGTTTTGGAACAAAATAGTTCTATTTTGCAAGATAAATCTTTTAACAGCTTCACAAAACATTTTCCAACTCATTCAATTTTTAATGTAAATGTTGTAGTTGGAGATAACTCAGGAGTCGCAGACACGGCTTCAAACGGCATTCTTGATGCAGATCGTTTCTGTAATAACTTATTTACACTTGAAAACGTGCAAATTGTCACGGGATCAAATGGAACAGTCGCACAAAATGATGATTGGCAATACGCATCTTATGCTAGAAAAGGTGATATCGTTACAAATGACGCCGCGAAGACTCGCGCAATAGTAATAAGCGATCTTTCAAATTCTCAAAATCGTAAGTTCCTTAAATTCTCATTCATCATGCAGGGAGGATTTGACGGCGTTAATATCTTCAACCAAGATGAAAACGACATCAACAATGCCGCAGTCGTTGCAGACATGAATGACGCAAACAGAGGTCGCTCTTCAGGACCAAACGTTTCTGCGTACCTTAAGGCTTTAGAGGTTATGAGGAACACGACGAATGTTGATATTCAACTTCTTGCAATTCCAGGCATTCGTTCTCCAATAGTCACAGATGAGGCAATTAGAGCAACAGAAGAAAGATTCGATGCTCTATACATTATGGATATTGAACAAGTTGACAAGAATGGCGATTTGATTGATATTGCAAAATTAATAAAGCCTTCAGTAAGTGAAACAGTCACACAACATAAGGCTAGAAACCTTAATACATCTTTTGCGGCAGCATATTTTCCAGATGTTTTAATGAAGGATCCATCTTTGCCATCTAATACAGTCGTTGTTCCTCCATCAGTAGTTGTTATGGGTGCCTTAGCACTTAATGATTCTCTTGGATACCCATGGTTTGCACCAGCCGGTCTAACCCGAGGAGATCTACCAACGACTCTAGAAACAAGCATACAACTCAAGGATGCCGATCTTGATTCTCTATATGATGAGGACATCAACCCAATCTATGCTCCTTCTTCCACAACAAAGGGTGGACTTGGGCCAAAGGGCGGAGTAGTCGTCTGGGGGCAAAAGACGATGTTACAAACATCATCTGCTCTCGATCGTATCAACGTTCGCCGTCTCTTGATTGACATTCGCCGCCAGGTTCGCGATATCGCACAAACAATCATCTTTGAGCCAAACCGTGAAGCAACGCTCGCCCGTTTCACGGCTGCAGTCACACCACGTCTTCAGAGAATTCAGGCCCTCGCTGGTCTCGAAAGATTCCGCGTCATCATCGATTCATCCACCACAACTCAGGCGGACGTCGAGAATAACACGGTTCGTGGTAAGATCTTCTTGCAACCAACCAAGACAGTTGAGTTCGTTTCCTTGGACTTCGTTGTGGCCAACAACCTACAACAAGTGCAATGAATAAAATCGGGTAAATTACCTAATAAATTTAGGTAATCAAATATCTAAATGATTTTTAAGGGCTTCTTGAAAGGAGCCCTTAATTATTTGTGGCGAAATATAGGCTGTGTAGATTGATGTACGACATAGTTATGAGCCATAAAGAAGATTGTATAAATGTCACAAGTTAAGTTTGATAGCGCAGGAATATCAGCACAGGATGCAGGATCAACGCTTCTTAAGCAAACAACCTTAAGCGGAACTCCTGCAATGATTGTAGGCACAGCGTTAAAAGGCCCAGCGTTCGTTCCGGTGTCTGTTGGATCTTTTAACGATTTTATCAATCGTTTTGATTATCCAAATATATCTGGATCCTTAACTGGCCGATTAGGAAAGACTACGAATTACGGGCCATTAGCAGCCATGGAATGGCTTCAAAATGCTCAATCAGTTACATTCATCAGAGTTTTAGGCGTTGGTGACGGAAGGAATCGTTTACAATCTGGAGATGTTAAAAATGCTGGATTCACTGTGGGAGAAGAGCAACCAAATCATATAACGTCATCTGGAACTTTAGGCGCAAATCCATACGCAAACGTTGGTGGAACATTAGGTAGAACTTATTTCTTGGGTTGTTTCATGTCGGAGTCTGCTGGATCAAACGTTTTTAGCTCAGCAGGATTGCAGGGAACTGGAAGCGTAAATGGAATCGGAATTAACACTTCCGTTCCTATCGTAAGAGGAGTTCTTATGACTCCATCTGGAGTTATTCTTCGTCTGTCCTCTTCTGGTGGAGGATATGATTCCTCAGCGCCAACTTCAACGCTTGTTGCTTCTGATGCTATTTCAAAAGGTACAACGTTAGGGTCTGTTCAATTATTTGATAATAACGGCAAACAATTACAACAATTCGTGATGTTGTTGAATGGTCATAAAGGTTCAATAGATTATCCTAATGTTATTACTGCATCTTTGGACATACAATCTCCAAGTTATATAACTAGAGTTTTAAATATGACGGCATCGTTGTTGCAACAGGCAGGTCATTATTTGCAAACGCATTGGGATATACATCCAATAACTGCATTATTGACAGGAACGGGAGTCGTAAATTCAGGTGCAGAATCTCCAAACGATTCATCAAGAAAATACTCCACCGAAAGATCAGTGTTTCTTATTACTTCATCTTTGTCCCGTGACACAGGAAGTACAACAGTTCCAAATTATGAAGCTTTTAGAGATAGATTTTCTCACGCTTCAACTCCGTGGTTCATTTCTCAAAAATTTCATGGCAAACCATTAAATTTATTTAAGCTTCATTCATTAGATGCTGGCGAAGATGTATCAAAAAAATATAAAATCATTATTCATGACATAATGCCATCCAATAATGAAGAAGAATACCCATATGGAACATTCTCATTAACAATTCGAGACATCAACGACTTTGATGAAATAATGCCAGCATTAGAATCTCACGTCAATTTGAGCTTAAATCCTTCATCTGACAGATACATCTCAAAAGTAATAGGTGACGTTCACTCATATTTTGACTTTGACAGGCCTGACAACAATCAAAAATTTGTCGTAGAAGGAAACTACGACGTTAAATCTCGTTATGTTAGAGTAGAAGTTTCGCAAGAAATTCATAATGTCAGCATTCCTTCCGAAGTATTGCCTATCGGATTTAGAGGAATATCTCATATTGTAACATCTGGTTCCTCGCCGTTGGCTTCATTAGGCGGAATTGATGCATCTGCATTATCAAATCCTAATTTCTTGAGAAACGTCGTTGTTCCGCCTGTTCCTTTTGCTGATAATATCATTACGATCAATAATGACGTGCAATATGCTTCTTCAGTTCATAGGTGGGGAGTAAAGTTAGAGCATGTAACAAGCTTAGCAAATCAAAATGATTTTAAATATTTTAATGAATCAATAGAAAGTTTTACGAAGTATTTCCCGACAAATTCGACGACAAACGTCAATTTTGCGGTGTCAGACAACCAGGGAACTTCTGATACGACACAATTAGGAATAATTGATGCCGATAGATTCTGCAACAATTTATTCACATTGGAAAACGTGAAGATAACTACAGGATCAAACGGGTACTCCACAAAACAAAACTGGAAGCTTGCAAGATACATTAGAAACGGTGAGATTAACCCAGATGATCTTAGAAAAACTCGTAGAGTTTGCATAGATGATTTTAGAGATACAACGAGCAGGAGTTTCTTATCGTTCCAGACGATCATGCAAGGAGGTTTCGACGGCGTTAACATATTTGAAGAAAATGAATCAAATCTGACAAATGCAGCAGTCGTAGCAGACATGTATGATCCTAACAGAGGAAAATCATCAGGCGCATCTGCTGCATCATATTTGAAAGCATTGCAGATCATCAATGATACTTCAATATTTGATATGCAACTTTTAGCAATTCCTGGTATAAGAGCGCCTATCGTCACTGATGAAGCTTCTTCAGTTGCAGAATCTAGATATGACTCATTATACGTCATGGACATAGAACAAGTTGATAATGATGGCGATCCAATAGAGATATCAAAGACTTTAGCGTATAGCAACGCTCTTAAACCTGACGTTCAAAAAACTATAGATTTATTTGTTTCTAGAGGATTAAATTCTTCATTTGTTGCTGCATATTTTCCTGATGTTTTAATGAGAATCGACATAGATCAATATGGAACAGATTCAATACAAGTCCCTCCTTCCGTCGTCGCACTCGGTGCCCTTTCATTAAATGATGCGATAGGACAACCTTGGTTTGCTCCTGCTGGAGTCAATCGTGGTGCTCTGAGATCAACATTGTCCACAATAGTCAAATTAAAAGAACAAGATCTAAACTCGTTGTATTCAAACAACATAAATCCCTTATACGCTCCTACAAATGTAGGAGGTCAAGGTTCTGGCGTTGTTGTGTGGGGACAAAAGACATTAACTAAAGCGATGTCTTCTTTGGATAGAATTAATGTCAGAAGATTATTATTAGAAATCAGAAGACAAATTAGAGATATTGCAATACGATTACTCTTCGAACCCAATCTCGAATCTGTTATAAATAGATTTTCTAGCGAAGCCGGCGCCCGGTTGGCTAACATCCAATCTCTATTTGGATTACAGAGCTTTAATGTCAAGATCGACACGTCATCTACAACACAATCCGACATCGACAATCACACCATTAGAGGAAAAATTTACGTTCAACCTACAAGAACTTTAGAATATATGTCTTTAGAGTTCGTTGTGTCAAATGGTTTAAGTTCAGAAATATAAACGTTTAATTCAAGAACAAAGTTCTCGCATCCCCATATTTTTACAACGCCCGCAGATTCTGCAACCTGCGCTTCAGTCAATCCTTCAGACGAATCTGCCTTAAACTTAAATCTGTTATACCTTTTCTCAAAGTCTGTCCACCAAAACCTTGGTGGAGTTTTTGAAATTTCCTTAAATCCAGCATGTCTATATCCGTTGCCAGTTCCTCCCCAACGGTGGTCAACATATGTTACGATTTTCTTATAACCATTTTCATTGGACCATTTTTTGACATATTTTATGAGTCTGCCAAGGCCGCCTTGAACATTATGATTCAGCTTAGGACAACATCTTGCTATTTCAATAGCATCATGCTTCTTATGAAATGGCTTTCTTATAGATATTCCATAAACTATCTGTCCTTCGTTATCAAACAATCCCCATGAGTCTATAGAAACAATATCGCCATCTGCATGATTCTCTTCAAAAAATATTTTTCTTTCAGTTTTCGTTAACTGTCTTACGGCACATTTTCTGGCTGCAATTGTCTTTTGTGCCATGCCCAACCGTGAGAGAATCATGGATTGAATAATGTTACGTTTATCTCTCCATTCATCTTCAAATATATGTAGCAAATTAATACCAGATTGTTCTGCGGTCAACGTCTTGTTATTATGATATCCTTGTGTCTTATTAACGTGACTATGCCAATACAACCCGTTGTATTCTATTGCAAATTTTTTATCCTCAACGAAGATGTCAAGTTCAAGTCCCCCTAAGACTTTTCTAACATTTCTCGATACCGTGAATCCCAATGATTCAATCCATTTTGCTATCTCTTCTTGTGCTATAGAAC